CGATCACGGCCGTGCCGGGGTTTGTTACCGTGAGGTTGTATTGCCCTGCACGCCCCGACCCAGCGAAGATCGAGACCCGCTGGGTACTAGTACCTACTGCCAACGTCCCATTCATGGCTGCGCTGCCGGTGTTCCAGCCGTCAGTAAACGGGGCTGCGACGATGATGAGGTTCTTGGGAGCGGTGAGGGTCAAGGTCGATGGTCCCAACAGGAGAAAATCAGTGCCTGTGAAGGTCCAGTTGTTAGCCCCCAGGGTGCTGTGGCCCACAGCCGTCAGGTTCGCATCAACTCGCCACATGCCCGATTCCATGGTGAAGTTCACGAAACCCGGTGATCCGGTCGGGTTCAAGACACAGGCAGTGAGATAGGCGTCACTGCCGTTCTTCGTGATGGCCGTGGCGGTGCCCGCCAGGTTGAAGATACAGTTTTCTGCGTTCAAGACAGAAACCGTGAACAGGTCTCCGTTGCCATTCGCTGCTGTCGTGGAAAAGAGAAAACCCACTGCATGGAGGACGTTGAACCCAATGACCTTCCCGTTGGTGTTCCAGGTGATGAGACTGTTGTCTAGTGCTGACCCCGTCCCCAAGCCAATCAACTCAACCCGAGAAGGAACACTGGAAGGGCTCGTTGTCTCGGTATAGGTCGTGGCGGTCTTTCGCACGCCGATGCGAACGGAGGTCTTGCCCGCCAGCCCCAAAGTTTGGATCGCCACACCAATATCCGTGAACTGCTGAGGAGACGTAGCTGTGTTATCCGCCGTGAACCCGACGTTGTCTACAATCGCATCGAAGGCGTCGGGGCCTCCGGGTGCGATAGTAGAGATGAAGTTCTCGATCTCCTCGAAATCGTCATTGAGATAGGAGATCAACTGGTCGAGGCGTTCGTCGGAGCCAACCCAATTTTCCCGCAGCAGATCCCGTAGATCATACCACGAGTAGGGGATCTTGACCGAGGCCATTACGGCTCCCTCGCCGGGAGCACATCCCCGAACACGGTGATGCGCTCAAAAGCCACGCCCCGGATGTTCGTGAAGGCAAGTTGGAAGCCGGCGCCGAGACCCTGATCCCCGAACGTCAGACGTACACGGTGGCGCACGCCTGCGTCCGATCCACTGCTGCTGGCCTCATCGAACGTGCGGGTCGCCGAGGCGACACTGCTTCCCGAGTCATACAGGCGGATAGCGGTGACCGCCAGATCGAAGTGATTGGTCTGTCCGCCGTTCGGGTTGAACTTCTGGATGTCGATGTCGATGGCTCGCACGATCACCTCCGAGTTGGAGGGGGCGGTCCAGATCGGCAGCGTGAAGAACGCATCGAAGGCTGTGGCGGAAGCATCACCCGGGCTCTCATCGAACGTGCCTCCGACCTTACCAGGCCGGTTGAGGTAGGACTTGAGCACGTAGAACTTGGGCGCAACGGCAACTGCACCACCATCCGTGAAGTACGCCCGGTCCCGGCCGGCGGTCGCCAGCCAGCCCACGTTCTTCTCGAACGTGTGAAACGTCCAGGCGCTCTCGTGGTAGAGCATGAATCGGTTGGTCGCACCCGTGGCGGTGATCCCGGACAGGACGGCGACTTCATCGTAGAAGTTCCACTTCCGCATCGTCATGGTTGGCGGAAAGATAGAACTGGTGTCAAGAGTGTTCGTTCGATTGAGCCAGTTGAGCCACTTGTGGTGAGTGGTCGTGGCGCCCGTGAACACAGCGGGATAGTCCCGGCTGGACGGGATGTACATGATGTTGCCGTTCTCAAGTTCGTAGCCGGCGAACGTCTCCTGCGGCCCGGAAACCTGTGCAACCGGAGGCTGCGAGCCGCCGCCGTACACACGGCGCAGCGTCACAGTACCGAGGGCACCGGAAGCGGACTGGGCCGGTGTGCCGGTCAAGCGCCACCACGATCCGTCCTGCTTGACGATCAGGACCGAGGTACGCTGGAGCCAGACCTTCACGATCTGCCAGCCGTCTCCAACGTCCAGGAAGTTGCCCGCAGGCCAGGAGTTGTAGTTGCCAGACGCCGAGTATCGGAGTCTGTTACCGGCGCCGAGGCCGGTGCCGGTGGCAGCCACGAACATCAGGTCGTTGTGGAGGAACATGCAGCGGCCGCCCGGCGCACCCGTGAGGGTCGTGAGCGTGTCTGTGAGGTGATTCAGTTGGTAAGTCTGGCCGGCGTCGAAGTTCGTGACGTACGTGATGGACCCGGCGTCATACCACTCATCGAGGGCGAACGTGACCGGGGTGGTAGACATGGCACCCGTGTAAGTGACAACCGCCGACCCGGTAGCCGACCCGGAGAACCGACGAATAGCCGTACCTTGGGCGTACCACACGTCCTTTCCGGTGGTGTCCTGCCAGCCGAACCCCTTGACCACGCCAGCAACCGTGCCGGTGGGAGCCAGGTCCACGAGACCGCCCCGAGGACCGAGGGCGCCGTTCTCGTAGACGATCATGTTCTTGCCCGAGAACGAGTGCGGCGGGGCCTGGAAGCCCGACTTTGTACCGAACTCGCCACCGGCAAAGCTGGTGTATGCGATGATCTCCCGGGGCGGAGTGGTGTCGTACCTGCGACCGGCAGGCATTAGACCCAGGCTCCGGGACGGACCCGCACCTTCATCGGGGCAGACGCCCGGCGACGGTTATCAGAGACGACCTTCAGCCAGTCCCGGTAGGATTGCATCATGGCGGCAGCCCGAGCGTTCTCCCGGTTGCGCTCCAACCCGTAGTAGGCGGCGAGGTCGGCGATCATCTCGTGGTACTGTGCCGGCAACCGGGGCGTGTCGGTAGAGAGGGTGAGTCCCGGTTCGACCGTGTAGTAGTCGTGCGTAACCACGTACACACTGTCCGGTACCGGCCGCACGATGATCTTGTCGGCGCCAGTCGCACCCGAGTCCACACCCACGTAGAAGAAGCGGGGCCGGGACTGTGCGGTGGTCGGGATCTCCCGGATGTCCTTGAGGGAGATGTAGTACAGCGAGTCGAACGTGTCGATGGTCAACGCCTTGGTGCGGTACCACTGCGGCGAGGTCGGCACGCTGTACTCGTCCGTACCGGCCACCGTTGAGAACGTGGTGCTGATCTCGTTCCACGGCCAGTCAAACTCCGTGGCGATGCGGCGGATGGCCGTGTTGATGTACCCGTCGATCACGGCGGTCGTGAAGAACGGGTCCGTAGTCTGAACGCCGAGGCGGTTGTAGGTGGCGGTACGCAGACCGGAGAGGTCCATTAGGGTAGCATCCTCTGATGAGCAATCTTCAGGGCGGCCGTCTCCTTGGCTGCCTTCGGAAAGCGCTGGTGAACGAGCTTGCTGAGTGCCTTGACGGCGTCGGCAGCATGGGCGAGATGGTGGATGCTGTGATCCACGTTCATCGGGTCCTTCTTGCGCACAACCTCAACGTGCCGAGTGCCGTGTGAAATGTGGTGAGTAATGGAGTCGAACAGGTGGGAGATGGACCGGAGGTTATCATCCTCGGTCCGCTCCTCCTTTCCGATCCTCGCATACCGGCCGCCGGACATCTTGGCGGCAGCTTCTTGGCGCTCGACACTCACTACTTGGACTTCCTGTTGGCAAGGCGGGCCTTGGCCGCCTGAACGTGCATGGGTAGACTCTTGGGCGTACCGTACTTGTGCGCCCATCGCTTTGCAATGTCAGGGTGCTTCAGGAACAGGAACCGGCGCTGGGCCTCACTGCGAAAGGGCATTACTGGTATCCCTGGGGGCCGCCTGGCGCCGGGATGCGGCGAGCGGCGGCGAACTTAGGGTTGCGAACCCGGGCGGCAGCGGCAATCTGAAGCGGAGTCATCCGCTTTGCCAGCCGTGCCTTCTGCTCCTCCTTCGACAAAGGCTTGCCGAGAAGGGGCGGAGCAACAGCGCCGCCCTGGGTCTGAGCCATGCTACTGAACGCTCGTCGGGTACCGGGTCGCAGTGGGCTGGATGACCCTGCTCTGCGGCGTGTTGTCCGCCACCGAGCCCGGGTACTCGTTCTTGGCCGGCCATGAGAACGCACCTTCCGGGGGTGAGCACTGGTAGTCCGGCTGGGTCTCCTTCACCTTGGAGGCGTAGGTGTCCCAGGCAGCGCCGCCCGAGGCGAACCGGCCAGCCCAGTCGCCCGTGTCGTAGCCCGACTCAGCTCGCTGTTTGGCGGCCTGATTGAGCCAGTCACCCACGGCAAACTGGCCGTACTTGGGGGTCCGGTCGTAGGGCTCCATCTGCTTGGCCGCCGAGAGGGCCGCCGAGGCGATGGCATCGCCGGGTGAGTTACGCATCGTTGTCCTTCCAGGGGGCTGAGGGCAGGGGTTGATAGACGTGCTGGGAGCCGCCCTCGTAGGCTCCGATGTCCTTGCGCAGCGCCCAGTGCAGTTTCTCGGCTGCGGCGTCTGCCTGATCTTGTGCATCCCGCTCCCGAGCGGCCTTCAGAGCAGCGTTGTGGAGGTCGATCTCGGCCTTCACGTTCTTCCGGCGGCCATCAGCTTCGACCAGCATCCGGCACACGAGGTTGCGGTCTAGCGGGGCACCGTGCGGGGAGCGAAGGAAGCAGTAGTAGTTCCCGTCGTCCGAGTAGCGCCAAAGTTCCCACCGGCCGGCGTTCAGGTAGACCCCGATGCGGATGTCCCCCTCCCAGCCCACGGTCGGGTTGCCGTACTGGATGGCGTGGACCGCTTCCTTGATAGCGGGATCCACCCACATGACGGAATCCCCGATGATTTCGGGGTGTTCGATTGCGGCATATGACTGTTCTCGTCCAAGAAGGTGAGCCATGTGCCTATTATACCATGAAGAAGGCCCCCGGGGTTTCCGGGGGCCTTCGTACTACTTGGACTGGGTTCCGGGTTACGGGGCCTCAGTCAGGTCGCTGACCAGGACGTGGGCGTTGCGCTTGTCCGTGGCAAGCTCGTGGTACTTGAACAGCGTGGCCTCGTACGAGTCCGTACCGGAGACACGGAACAGGACAGCCCCGTCTTCCTGCATGAACTCCCAGTCCGACATCTGGAACTGGACGAGGTGGGGTGTGGCGAGCCCGAACGCCTTGTTCGAGGGACAGTCACGATCCCACATGAGCGGAACGCTCGACCCGCCAGCCGTCATGTCCAGGGCCTTGTAGCCACCCTTGAGTTCAAGGGTGTTGGTGAATCGCTTCTGGCTCGTGAGCAGGGCGGCGTACGCACGGTGGACACCCGGAGAGGTGATCCACAGGTCGATGTTCGCACCACCGAGGATCTCAGCGTCCTGCATCGCACCAGCGAACAGGGTCTCTGAGACCGGGCGGAACGTGCCCGAGTTGTCCTTGACCGTCGAAACCCAGGACGGGTTCGTGGACGGGTCCACGTTGAACAGCGAGCCGGAGGCGGCCACGATGCTCTGGAGACCCGTGAGTTCCTTCTGAGCCGCACCCGATCCACCGGAGCCCGAACGGACCATGGTGTCACCGTTGGCGACCGTAACCGCTGTGGTGAGGACGATGGTACGAGTCGATCGGGTGATCGACGTGATGGCGTTCGCCGTGGTCACCGAGGTGAACGGCGAGGCGGTACCGATGTCCACCAACTGCCCGACTTCAAGGAAGTTGAAGATCGAGTCGGGGGTGGACGCCTGAGCCACAACCGTGGTCGAGGGGCCGGTAGCCGTCAGGAGGAGCAGCTTGCCGGTGCTGAAACCGTAGCACTGGCGGTTCACGTCACGGCGGAGGTCCGTGGTGATGCCACGGGTTTCCGACTGGAGCGCACGCACGAACGACCCACGGTCGCTGCGCATGGCCTTGATGACCTGGCCCGTCAGGGTGATACGGCCGTAGTTCGAGCGGACATTGATCCGCTCCTCGGCGTAGCCCTGGTTGCCGGCGGTGGGGAGGGTACCACCCTCAGCCCGGGCGCCGACGCCCGAGTTACGTGAAACGTGCAGGGAGAGGACGGCACGCCGACCTTCCACGTCCTTCGAGTTCTTCTCGATCTGCTGAAGGAACATGACGGCGTTGTTCAACTGCTCCCGAATCGCCGGCTGATAGTCCTCCTTGAGGGCTGAGTCGGCGGTGGTAAGCGTAAGACCTGCCATGGTATTTCGACCTCCTTAGGGGTCGTTGGGATAGGACCTTGCGGCGTATGGGTACTCTACTACTGGTTCTCAGGGGGCGAATCGCCGCAAGGCCCCACCAGGAGGCCGAGGCTTCGAGGGTCCAGCCCTCGCCCTGGCGTACTACAGACCTTCGGGATAGCCGCCAAGCCGCTCGTATGCGGCCCTCTCGGCGTCTTCCCAGGTCTTGATCTCTGTCGGACGGTTACCGACCGGAGCCCCACCCACCGGGAGTCGGGGTGTTCCGTTGGCGTCAGCAGTGCGCCCCGCCAGATAGCGTTCGACGGCGGCCTGCTCACGAGCCACCAAGAAGTCGTGCGCCGCTTTCACGTCGCCGCCTGTCTGATGTGCCGTGAGGTACATGACCTCCACGAACTCTGGCGTGCCCTCATTATACCCCAAGTCGTGCGCTTCACGCAAGATTGCACTAGTTGCGTCGTTCAGGGCACGTTCCTCCCGTTCCTGCCGGGACCACTCCTGCATGAACTCCACGAGATCGGCCTGGGTGAGGGCGCCGTCCTGGACGGCCTGGGTGGCGGCGGCGGCAGCGGCTCCGGCGTTCTGGACACCCTCGCCCTCGGCGGTCCCGAGGATGGACTCAGCCACGTCCAGCATGTACTGGGCGCCGGCCTGGGGGTCCTTGGCTAGGGTCTGGATGACCTCGAACCACTCTGCCCGGGCCTCGTCGTTGTACGGGGAGAAGACCTCCTCGTACTGCTTGGCGGCAGTGCGGTAGCGGGCGTTCTCCTGGCGGAGCTTCTCGACATAGGAACGGTCGAAGGTGTCAGCCCCGGTGTCGTACGGGTCTGCCCCAGGGGTGCCGTCCGCAGCGTTAGCCGCAGCAGCGGCGTCTTCAGCGGCGAATCGGGCTTCTACAGCAGCGGTAGCGGTGTCTTCGGGCATCGGCGTCTGGCCTCCTTGCTCGTGGATGGGTTACGGTACTACTTGCCTCGGGCCTTGGCGGCCATGGCCTGGAAGCGGCTCTTGCCGTACTTCTCACGGCCGACCTTAGCTGCGACGGCGGCGGGGTTGTTCACCTTGCCCCGGAGCTTCGAGACGAGAGCGGCGAACCGCCCGCCTTGACCCACGGGTGCCTTCGAGTTTGCGTATGCCATGACTACCTCCTTCCGAAGAACTGGTGTCGTTGACCGGGAGCAAGAGCGCCTCCCGGAGGAGCGAATCCACCCTCAGGCGGTGGGAATGCCGACATCATGTTCGGCTTCCCGCCTGGGCCGGCAGACGCCGCAGCCGCTTCTTGCGGGGTGGGCGGGATCTCGGCGCCGGTCGGGGCGGCAGCAAGGGCGGCGCTGGTCTGAAGCTGCGCCTCCCGCTTGCCGGCCTCCTCGGCGGCCATGGTCTCGTGCGCCTGAATGTGGGCGTCGTAGATGTGCTGAATCTTCGGGTCCATCGTCTCGTACCGCTCCGTCTTGCGGAACTCATTGTGCTTGGCGATATGAACACCGTGGTTATCGAAGTCCCGGGGGATCATCACTTCGCCCTGAGCCATGAGGTGATTCTCCCTCTCGGCCTTGGAGGCGTCGAGGTTCAGGCCGGCGAGGATGTCGTCCTGGCCCTGGAGGTCGGCGATCTTGGCGAACACCACCGGGTCCTGGGTAATCTGGCGGTCCCACAGATCACGAGCCATGGCAAACTGGGCGGCCCGGCTGCGGGGCTGGATGGCCTCCTCCGGGACAATGGCGTGGGTCTGGCCCTCAAGGGACTTGCCGGTCCAGCGCACCGTCTCCGGGACGTTCGAACCGTTGCCCATGACCGCCGTTCGGGTCTCCCGGACCTTGACCTCGTAGAGCTTCAGGACGAGGGAGGCGTAGCGGCCGAAGCCGTAGGCAAGCTCCTTCACCATGTGGCCGATGGGGGTGTTGTCCTGCTCGACCAGGATGGAGAGGCCGACACCGGAGTCGATGTTCGTGGGGGCCTCACCACGGCTGGTGGCGTGGACCCCGAGGATGGTGTCGAGTTCGAGCGCCAGGCGGGTGGGTTGCTCGATCCACCACTGCGGCATGGTCGGCGGGGAGAGGTAGTGCGGCTCGCCGGCCCCGGAGTTGTAGGTCACGATCTCCGAAGGCAGATCGGTGAGTTCGTCTACGCCGTCGAGGGAGGCGTCCGGCACCATGAGGCGGGCATTACCGGCCAGCTTCATGTGCTCGATGATGTTCGACCAGGAGGCGTTGAAGGCAGTCTGGACCGGCACGGCCGAGGTGACGACCGTGTCGCCGGCAGCCCGGCCGGGGACCTTGGTCTCCCGGAAGCAGACGATGTTGAGGCGGTCCTTCCAGGGAAAGTACCACTCGTGCGGCCCGTCTACGATCTTGTCCCCGACCGTGGTGGCAATCGTGCCGGTCGGGTTCAGGACGGAGGGGCGCTCGTAGTAGGTCATCACGAGCGTCATGTTGAGCGGGATCTCTTGCCGTTCGCCCTGCTGGACAAGGCGGGATTGGTACGGCGAGACGCCGGCAATGGCGTCGGCGGCCGGTTCCCGTTCCAGTTGGAAATCTCTCTGCACCTGGGCAGGCGGCAGGGCGAGAATCCGAATCCACCACTGGGCGGTCTCGAAGTCCCGGGTGCCGGGCTCGAAGGCCACCTCCACAATGCTGAGGGGAGTGGACTTGATGTCGCCGGTCCCGACGCCCTTGCCCGTGGGAGTGACACCGAGTGAGGTACCAGCACCGGCCTCCCAGTCTAGGGCAAGGAAGCCCGTGCCTCCGACCCACATGCTCCAGCAAACATACTCCCGGTGCTTCTCCCAGTCGTGGGCGTCCCGGCAGTGGCGGAGGATGGCTTCCGAGGTCTTGGCGCCTCGGACGGAAGCATCGTCAGACGAGGTCGGCGGCACCTCGAACACCAGGCTACGCTGCATGAGCTTCGCCATGATAGTTCGACTTGACGGCCAGAGCTTGTTGACGGTGACCCGCACCCGCACTGGGTCACGAGGAAGCTCCCGGAGTGTGTTCCTAACACGGTCCCAGGTGATCCACTGTTCGCCGGCAAGGAAGCTCCTGTTCAGCCAGTAGTTGTAGTTCTCGCCTCGGAGGGCCTTGGTTCCCCTCATGTACATGTCTCGGATGTACCCGGGCGTGATGTTCTGAGGCGATGACTGAGTGAGCATCGCCAGGGGGCGCCCCTGGGATGCTTGGTTCTCGTTACTGAAGCCTACGCCCGCATCGTTGAAGGTGGGGCCAGAGAAGAACTGATCAGCCATCAGCCTATTGTACCACTAAAGCCCGATAGGTCGGTTGTCGAAGTCCGCCTGGTCACCGTCAGGCTCCGCCCCACCAGCCCGAGCAGTCTTGACTCGGGTGCGCTTACTGACCTTGGCCTGCTCCGTGACGGCCTGGGACCGCTCCACGAAGGCGAACTCCGAGGCAGTCCGGCTAAGGACGGCGTTCAGGAGCTTGGCGTTCTCGGCCCGGGAGGCGAGGAGGTCCTTCCGGGAAAGGTGGCGCTGATAGATCGAGGAGAGCCCGATCACGATGGTCGCCACCTCAGCTAGCATTGGTAGCCGGCTCCGGGGCGTAGATGGCGTCGAGGGAGCGAAGGGCGTTGAGGGCGTCCATGGCGGCGCCAAGCTGCATGCGCAGATCGGCGTTCTCCTGGACAAGCTCCTCGGACTTCGCCTTGGTGATCTCGGACTTCCGCTTCGTCAGCATGCCGAGCATTTCGGCGGCGTGTTCGATGCAAGTCTCGCAGATGCAGAGGTAGCCCTCGAAGTCGATCATCTTCTCGCAGTCGATGACCTTCTCCTTGCGGCCCTGGAACTTCGTTCGGGGCGAGCACCCACACAGGTAACAGACGTTACCGGGGGTGCCGTACGGGTAGTCGTCGGCAAGTAGCACTGGAACCTCCTGGGTTCTCGGGCGGATGGGGACTACGGAACGGTAACGTCAACGCCGTTGACGGCGATTTTGCCGGCGGCCGAGCCCCGGGAGAGGGTGGTGTCGAGGGCGGCTGAACCGGAACCGAAGTTGATGGAGCCGTCCGCATTGATGGTGAGCCGGTCGAAGGTGTCACCGGCCACACGAACACGGATGATTGGCTCCGAGGTGGAGTCGGCCTGGTGGATGGCAGGGCCGACTTGCAGGCCCGTGGTCTCGGAAGTGGGTTTGACGGCCATGATGTCCTAACTAGGTGGAACAGAATAGTGCTCAGGGATCTCGTACCCTGGCACCTTAGGAAAGGTGCGAATTGGGCCGTGACGCTTATGGCGTCGATGCGACCACGTCAAGAGACCCAATCCGAGTCCTTCCAGACAATGAGCAACAACAACTCCCACAATGAGGAGCGGCATTAGCCCAGGGTCGCTTCGTCGCCGTCGATCGTCAGGACGAGCACGTTGGTCGTGCCGGACAGCGCCTGGATGATCTCGGCCGCTTCTAGCACGTAGTAGCAGTAGTGGTCGAGTACGCTGTTGGCAGCGATGCTGAAGGCGTCGAAGATCCGGGTGCCGGCAGCATCCGCCCCAATCGACATCGTGAGCGTGGCCGCTGAAGCCGAGCCGTTCTCGACGTGGATGTGGCGCACGAGGGTCTTCGTGCTGGCCGGGACCGTGTACTTGGTAACCGCCACGTTGGTCACCAGGGCCGGACCGCTGAGGCGCTTGGGAGTTCTAGGCATTAGACAATCTCCTTAGAGGGAACCACATTATCATACCACATTTACCGATTTTAGCCGTATTCATAGACGACGATCATGCCTGCGCTGCCTGCGCCGCCCGCATTGCTGACGTTAGCGATCGACTGGCCTCCCGAGCCCCCGCCGCCGACCTGGCCGGTGTCGCCAGTAGCCGAGGCGTTCGCTGCGATGTGCCCCCCACCTCCACCCTGGAGGCCACCTCCACCGTTGCCCGCCGACACCTGTGTCTGTGACTGGCGGACTCCAGTGTTGCCTGCCTGGCCGAGCAGGGCAATGTCCACCGTACCGCTGAGCCCGCCCCCGTCACCACCGGAACTGACCGCCGCTACAGCGCCTCCAGCGTCCCCGGTACCCCCGAATCCCCCGTCTGCGTTGGCGCCGTCCATCGAGGTCGTGCCGCCGTTGCCGCCGTTGCCGCCTGCTGCGGCCCCAGCCGCCCCAGCGGCGCCGACTGTGACGGCCAGACTAGTCGGCGGGTTGAGTCGCATGTGAATGTTGACGCCCCCGCCTCCCCCGCCGCCGCCCGCAGCGCCGTTGACGGCGGAGCCCTGGGCTCCGCCGCCTCCGCCTCCGCCTCCGACGCAGATGATGACGATGGCCGTGACTCCGGCTGGCCGTGTCCAGGTGGCCGCCCCAGCGGTTGTGAAGGTTGTGATACTCTTTAGAGAAGTCGCCGTGGCGCCCTGCGGGCCAACCGCCAGCATCGGCTCCTCGGGAGGTTCCGGGTCAAGGGGCAGCGGGGCAGCGAAACCCTGGATACCCTGGAAGCCCTGAGGACCGGGGAACAGGAACGGGAACTCAGGACCTTCAATCCCGTCATCCCCAGTGAAGCCCTGCATTCCCTGGATACCTTGCGGTCCTCGGGGGGCGACCTGCTTCAACTCACCGTTTGCGGTGTACCAAGACCAAGCCATTATCCGAACTCCCACACTACGATTCGTCCGTCGCCGCCTGCGAAGCCAGTGACGGCGACATCATTCGGTCTCTGATTGTTCCCAGCGCCGCCTCGGCCGAACGCCGAACCTGCGGCAGCGTGAGGTCCGCCACCCTGGTAGGCCGATCCACCCCGGCCGCCGCCTCCGAACCGGTTGCTGTCGTTGCCGGTCCGCACTCCTGTCTCACCGGCACCACCCTTGATCTGAAGGTCTCCTCCGACTCCGGTTCCACCAGCGCCACCACTACGTACTCCACCAACGGCACCTCCGGCATCGCCCCGGCCGCCTGTACCGCCGTTGCCAGTGAGCACAGCGGGTGAGTCCCAGGTTGTTGCGGTTCCGTTACCACCGTCGCCACCCGCATTGTTGCCGCCAGCACCGCCTGTTCCTACCGAGAACACGGTGCTGGCCGCAGGACTGGTGATGATCTTCATGGCGTAGCCGCCTCCACCGCCACCGCCCGATGCACAACCGTTCAGAGGGCCGGTCGCTCCACCCCCTCCTCCGCCCCCGCCGCCCACGACCTCCACGACCAGGAGGGTCGTGCCCGCAGTCGGCACGAACGGGCTCGCCGTCGCAGGCGTGAGCACCCGAAACCGCTTCGGTTGGATGGCTACTTTCCCGATGATGCCGGCAATGACAAACGGCTCGAAGGGCAGATCAGGTAGGTCGGGTTGAAGCGGGCCGTCGCCCGTGCGGCCTCGGATGCCTGTCGGTCCACGGGGATGGAACACGAAACCCGGCCCCTCAGGTCCTTCCTCGCCTTCCATACCATAAAACCCCGGCACGCCGGGAGCACCAAGGCCCCCGAATTGCTTCAATTCGCCTGTTGTGGTGTACCAGCGCCAGGGCATCAGACGACCGACCATTGGTTGGCGTCGCTGATAACGAGGAAGGCGGTCTCAAAGCGGACCGTCAAAGTCTTGGTGGTGCTACCGTCGATGTCATCACCGCTAGCCGCCGAGATGATGACGTTTCCGGCGCTGAGGGTTTCTTTCCTGATGACAACACAGAAGCCGATCGAGGAGACATCGGCCGCCGGCAGCGAGATCGTGCGGTCCGACAGGCCGGGATCTATGCGAAGCGTCTGCTCAGGAAAGGAGTCGGCACCCGTCACGGAGTAGTCAATGTGGACGATGAGCGGCATTAGGTGATCTCCACACCCTCAACGGTGACAGTTACGCCATCGTTTTGCAAGCAACTACCTGAAAGCGTCTCTCCCGGTGAGAGAGCAATCGCCCCATCATAGGTGCCGTACTCTCCGATCTGCAAGGTAGTACCGCCGAGAATCTTGTTGGCATCGCCCGTGCCTGATTGCCACATCTGCACGGACGTTTGCGTGCCCGACACGTTGGTGATGAGCATGGCCCGGATGATGGCGTAAGTGTTGGCCGGGGCCGTGTAGATGGTCGTCGCCGCAGCCTGCAACCGCACCTGGGCGAGCTTCTTGTAGGTCTCAGCGGACACTAGGTACCTCCCATGAGAAATGCAAAGAGTCGTGCCGGGTTACCGGGTTGCCCAGGAAGGCCCTGTTCACCCGGTTCACCGTCCAAACCGTCCATACCCGGGGGTCCAGGAGGACCTTGTGGGCCAGCCGGGCCTATTGCCCCGGCGGGACCTGTTGCTCCCGGCGGTCCAGGCGGACCTAGATCGCCCGGATCTCCGTCGAGCCCGTCCATGCCTGGCGGACCTGCGGGACCCTGCGGCCCCGTGGCCCCTGTTGGGCCGGTGGCACCCGTAGCGCCTGTGGCCCCGGTCGGGCCGATAGGACCGGCGGCGCCGTCTACCCCGTCGATACCGTCAATACCGTCGATGCCTGGAGGCCCAATCGGACCCTGTGCCCCCGTGGCTCCGGTAGTACCAGTCGGACCAGTAGGGCCGACAGGCCCGGGCGGGCCTTCAGGTCCTTCATCGCCGTCGAACCCAGGCGGTCCCTGAAGTCCGGTTGCTCCTGTGGCGCCCGTAACACCAATCGGGCCGGGAATACCCTGCGGCCCCTGCACACCTTCAGGTCCCGGTTCCCCATCCAGGCCGTCCGTGCCAGGTACACCCTGCACACCTTGTGGACCTTGCGGGCCGATAGGGCCAGGGGGGCCAATCTCACCGGGGTCACCATCTAGCCCGTCGAGTCCAGGCGGACCGGCAACCCCTTGCGGGCCTGGAACCCCCTGCGATCCCGGCGGACCGGGTTCCCCCGGGTCGCCGTCCAGGCCGTCCAGGCCGGGCACGCCCATCGGTCCCTGTGGACCTGTGGGTCCTGGCGATCCGGGCTCCCCGTTAGCGCCCGCAGCGCCTTGCGTGCCTGTACCGCCGGGTTCACCGTCTAGTCCGGGCGGCCCCATCGGCCCCGCCGGTCCCTGAAGTCCGGTTGCGCCGGGCGGCCCGGGCTCTCCGGGCGGACCGTCCTCGCCGTCAACTCCAATGAAGACGGGCGTTGGGGTCGGGACTACAACCGTTACGTAGTCGAAAGTCCCTGTAAATGGGTTGAAGATGAGCTTCTGTCGAGACGGCATTAGGATCTCACAACAGAAGTAAGGTTGTCTCCCGTATATGAAAGAGTCAGAGTAGCCACGGTGACCAATCCAGTCTTGAAGACCGCCGAGGTCAGGTTGTCTCCCGTGTAGGAGAGTTGGACCGTGTCGTAGGCAACCGGAATGAGGGAGTTCAAGGTGCTAACCTTGAGGGTCCCGTCAGCCGTGAGAGAGGCTGGCAACTGCGCCGAGGAGATCACCCACGGCGATGTACCCTGGAACGCCGTGATCGCATCGGCCGTCGTAAGCAGGCGGATGTTCCGAGGATCAATCGCCACGCCCCCGAATACCTCGGTCACAGGCCAGGCGTTGCTCACGGATGTGGGCGTGCCCTGATTGGCGACCACCGTGCCGGGAGCCCCGGCGATGACGACGTTGAACTCCGGCTCGAAGTAGTCGACGGACTCGCCCGAGTTCGGCCCGTCCGTCAGGGTATAGGACTTCTTGATGTACTTGATCCAGATGTTTCGGGCATTCTGGTCAATTGGGGCAGCAAACCGGACCTGACTATCCTCGTAGGCTGCCGGCGCCGGAGCTTGAATAGCCATTACGGAATCAGGTTGAGCCCAACTGAGAAGGTCAGGCTGTCTGCGTTAGCAGCCGTGAAGGTGAAGTTCAACTGCTCCGGCAGCACGTCGTTGGCAATGTTCGCCCCCGCAACCAGGCCGGGGTAGACCCGCAGGACAGTCGTAGTGGCGCTCACGATCGCAGTCGAGGTGAGGATGGTGTACAGGGCTCCCGAGGCAGGGTCCACGCCCTGGATCGTGACCGTGATGGACGGAGCAGCGCCGGGGGCGCTGCTCTTGATGATGACGTGGCAGCCCTTAGCTCCGACCTCGTTCGTGACCTTCACATCCGCAGGAGCGGTTGTGCGGGCGGCTGAGGGAAGAACTGTCCGCCCGTCGTGTTGACGGACGACAGACATTACGCCCTGCCCCGAACAACTGCTCGCCAGGTCTTCGCCGACTGGTCCGAACCGTCCGCAACCTCGGTGCCGAGGGCGGAGAACAGGCGGAAGCTCCAGGTACCGGCGGTGTTGACCGCCGTGACGAGCCGATCGCCCTGCACGTTCACGCCGGACACCTCGACATCCGTGATGGTCGAGAGACCGATGGTCGAGGGGGTGATGACGTACCCGCCGCTCGCCGTAGCGTAGCTGGACGAGTCACCAGTCACCAGGACGTAGAGCACACGGTCGAAACCGGGAACCGCCGGGGGTGAGAGGGCGGAGGCATCGGGATTCTTGAAGGTGGCAGCCATGATGAGAGTCCTATGTCGGTGCCGGGGCTTACCCGGCAGCGGGGTTGGTACTGCCTATTGTATCACAAGTGAGTCATAGGTCAGAAGTTTGTCCCCATGATGTCCCCGGGACGGCTCTTGCGAGTCTTGTGCATGCGCTCAGCGTATCGGGTGATGCGCTCGATGTCGGAGATTTCTTCCTTCGGCTTCTGGTGGGGGTAGTGAGTGATGCGGGCCATCTCCCGGGCGGCATAGGCGAAGCAGTCCACCTGATCGTCGTGCGCTCCGTGGTCGAAAATGAGCAGTTCGTGCTCGAAGGCGGGCAGCCAGGCCGCCCCGTGCAGGAAGTAGACCTTCCCGGCGTCCAGGAGAGCCCTCGCCATGTACGCCCGGGTCACCTTGTCCTTGTCCGGGATGAGTTCTCGCACTGGTTTGGCCCGGCGGAGGAGGTTTTGGAGTAAAGTAGCCCCGAAAGTGGCCTTTTCGATACCTACATACCGGCAATTGTGGGTTTGAACCGCCCAATCTACCCATTTTTCGTGCTCAGTGCCGTCCACACGGGCTCTGCGGACGTTGATGACGATGAGATCCTTCTCCGGGGTGACGGCACAGACCAGGAGGACCGTAAAGTCACCCTGATTCTTGGTCGAGATCGCCAGGTCCATGGTCCCGAACGTCCAGGTCTTGTCCGCCCGGACCAGTTTGGGGCCAGTTGGGGTCTCCAGGCGGTAGTAGTCCAGCCCTTCCCGGCTGAAGTAGTTGGCGTACCGGAAGGTGGACACCTCGAAGATCCCCCCGCCGTCGATCATCGGGGTCTGCTGGAACAGTGCCGACCACCAGTACGGCTTCATGTTAGACCTGATCTCTGCGAGAGCAGGTTTATCATACCGTTCGGGCCAGAGGGGCTCCCCCGGCAGCCGGCCGATCACGTCAGTCGGCTCTCCGGTGGAGATCGCCGGCAGGTCCAGGATGTACCAGTCGTCGGGGTTGCGCTCGATCACCTTACCTCGAAGGTCGCCTTCAGCCCAGCGGGTCATCACGAGGATACCCTTCCCGCCCGGCTCTAGTCGGGTGGAAGAGGTGGACTGCCACCAGTCGTCGTTCCGTTCCTGGATTGTCTCGGAGTTGGCCTCCTCGGCATCCTTGACCGGGTCGTCCACAATCAGGACGTTCGCACCCTTACCCGTCACACCCCCGCCGACGCCGGCCGTCCACATCCCGCCGCCTTGCTTGGTTTCCCAGGCGTCGGCCGCCCGGGAGTCCTGGCGGATCTCTACCCAGCCCGGGTTCTCCTCCAGGAGGTTCCTGACCTTCCGGCCCCAGGAGGCGGCGAACTCGGCGTTGTAGGAGGCGAGGATCACCTTCTTTGAAGGGTACCGGGCAAGAAACCAGGCCGGCATGAACTTCGAGATCAGTTCGGACTTGCCGTGCCGGGGCGGCATGGACACGGCCAGGAAGCGGTAGGGCCGGCCGTCCGGGCGTAGAAGGCGGTCTTCGAGGAGGTCTACTATCGTCTCGGACAGGAGTCGGATGTGCGGGGGCGAGAGGAAGTAGGTTGGGGCTATATGGGTTGCCCACAGGTGAGGGGCCTCCAGGGCGAGGTACCGCTCTAGAGCCTGCTCGTAGGCCGCAAGCTCCTGGGGAGTGGCTTCTTGGAGCAGGGCTGGGGCGATGGGGGTGAACTCGCTAGCAAGCACGTCGGACTTCACGGGTGTCGTGCTGTCCCTTGCGGACTCCTGAGTAGCGGGAGGGCCGCTTCCACTCACCCCGCTGTTGGAGGACTTCTCGGCGGATAGCGAGGCGGATGAAGCCGGACACCCAGGATGCATCCTGGCCCGTGCCGTCCGAGATGACAGCCCACAGGTCTCGCTGCGGAACCCAGTCATCCCCGACTGCGTCGAAGAAGTCGTTGAGAACGCCGAAGGCGGCCTCAGTCTCGGGAGTGTAGGTAGTGTAGGTTTGCATGCTCCTATTATAACATATTTCAGAGGAGAGAGAGGAGGAGACTCTCAGCCCCCTTGGGAATGGTGGGCCGAGAAGGGAGAGCTTGGGGCTCTCCAGTGCTGCTGGGAGCACTGGAGAGGCAAGCCTCCCAGGGGAGGTTGACCGAAAAGTGCAACACACTGAAAATGCTCACTGAGGATGGGGGACAGTGTCATTCTTAGCGCCCCACCGAACGGGCGCCCCCGCCCCCGGGTGCGTGCGGGCGTGCGCCCGAGCGTGGGCGGGCAGGCGCATGCGTATGCACGAGCATGCATACGTATGCGTAGCGTGGACGTGCCGTTGGGGATGTTGGTGATCCGGAGGTCGGATGCCATCCCACCACCTTCACCCCACCTTGTCCCGTTTTGCCCGGCTACAGTTTCCCGCTAGGATGCCGTAGACTACCGTGGCAGCACTCAACCGAACCGAAAGGATTCACCCCATGGAGCAGAACGACCACACTGCTTTCGTCGCCCACATGACCGCAAAGGCCCCCAAAACGTCCAAGGTCAAGGCCACACCTGTCATCGCCCCTACGCAGGCGCACACCTGCACCTGCGGGTTCTCGTCCCGTGACCTCGGACGAGCCTGGACCCACGTTGCAAAGTTCGCAAACACCCCAAAGGCTGCCAAGCACGCAGCGGTCTAGTGCGAGCGGGCTAGGCGCAGGTACGCTTGTGCCTAGCACGATCCCCCTAGCCCGAAAGGAGTCCAGATGTCCGCTTTGACCGTAGCTGTCCACAGTGTCGCCCAGCTTACCGCAGGTGAGCGTGCCCGCATAAGCACAGGCGCAGTCTGCGCTTATGTCCGCTTCATCCTGTCCAGCGCCGACGCTTGGCTGTCCGAAATCGCCGTTTTCTAACCGAAAGGACCACAATGGAGTACGTTGTGTTCAATCCCCGCAGTCTGCGAGGAATGTACGCTTTCGCCGACACTGAGCGTATGGCGAAGCGTATGTGCGACCTCCTCGGCCGCAAAGGTGAGTGCGCAGACTACCTGCCCCTAGCCGACTACATCCACGAGACCCGACAAGCCCTAGTTGCGACCGGAGGGTACGAATACATCGACAACGGGCAGATTCGCCCATGTTGACCGACCTTCTCCCCTACCTGTTCTACGCCCTAGGCAGCGTATGCTTCCTGGTAGGTACGCTCATAGTGATCGTCCGAACCCTAACCGGACACTAGGGCCATTTCGGGTCAAGTCTGCCCACGGTAGACTTGACCCGTGACCGCCCTAAACCCTAAGGTGACATCATGCACATCGATCTCGCAGCCTACGGTGACATTCGGCGATTCCGCCGTCAGCCTCCGGCCCACACTACCGCCGTCCCCCGTATCCTGGCGACCTTGCACGACGCCACGCCAGCACAGGAGGCGGAAGGTCGGGA